CGCCGGGACCATTGATCCGCGCACGGGCCTTGCCGTCGCCGATCTCGCCAGCGCCGCCGATCTGGTCTTGTTCAAGCGCGGCCTTTACGAAACCGCGCTGGAGACGATCCGTACGCTCCGCCTCGGCGGTAAATCCACCGTCAAAACCAAAACCACCGAGGCCAATATCCGAGTGGCCATGCAAATAAACTGGCCCGCACCCTGATCAGAAAGGAAACCTAAAAATGCCCGCGCAATTTCTTCACGGTGTTGAAGTTCTCGAAATCAACGACGGCATCCGCCCGATCCGTACCGCAAAATCAAGCGTCATAGGCATCATTGGCACCGCCCCGCTGGCCGATGCATCGGTATTTCCGCTGAACACGCCCGTCGCGCTGATTGGCGAACCACGCAAAGCCGCCCTTCTTGGCGCGGATGGCACGCTCAAGGACGCCATGGATGACATCTATGACCAGAGCCTGAATGGCGTTGGCCCAGGACCCGTCGTCGTTGTCCGGGTTGATGCCGGTGTTGATGAAGCGGCGACCTTCTCCAATCTGATTGGTGACACCACGGCCATGACCGGGGTCCACGCCTTCCGCGCCGCTCAGGGGAAGGTCAAATTGACGCCAAAGATTTTGGCGGCTCCGGGATTTACCAGCCAGCGCCCAGTTGGCGTCAGCAGCATCGCCATAACGAACGGCGGCACCGGCTATACGACGGCGACGGTAGCGCTGACCGGCGGCGGAGGGTCAGGCGCCGCCGCGACGGCTGTTATTGCCGGGGGTGTTATCAGCGCCATTTCCATTACTAAAATGGGATACGGCTATACAGCCGCCCCGGTGGTCACCATCACGGGGGACGGTGACGGGTTCGCGGCGGCGACGGCCAGCACAGGCGCGGTCGCCAACCCGGTCGTCTCGGAACTGACCGGCATTGCCGAACGTCAGCGCGCCATGATTTTCGCCGATGGTCCCAACACGACCGACGCCGACGCCGTAACGTGGCGCGGCGACTGGGGGACTGCGCGCGTTTATCCCATCGATCCGCATTCGCTGGTCTGGGATACGACGGCCAATTCCGCTGTCGTGCGTCCGTCCGGTGCCCGCGCCGCCGGTTTGATGTCGGTCATCGATAACGCCAAGGGGTTCTGGAACAGCCCATCCAACCACATCATTAACGGCATCGTCGGCACGGCGAGACCGATTGATTTCCGTCTCAACGACGCCAACTCAGTGGCTAATTTTCTCAACGAAAACGAGGTTGCGACCATCGTTCAACAGGATGGTTATAGGCTGTGGGGCAACCGCACCGCGTCAAGCGATCCGCTGTGGGCGTTCCTGTCGGTTCGCCGTACCCACGACATGATTAACGAAAGTGTTGAACAGGCCTTTCTGTGGGCCATGGACAGGCCGTTTTCCAAAAACCTGATCGAAGATATCGCGCGGAGTGTAAACGCCTACCTCGCACGACTGACACAAGTCGGCGCGATCCTTGGCGGACGCATCTGGCTTGATCCTGAACTCAATACCCAATCAACGATGATGGCGGGCCAACTCTTTTACGATTTCGACAACGAAGCTGCCGCGCCCATGGAGCGGCTGAGTTTCCGGGTGCATCGCAACCCGGCCTACTACGAAGATTTGGTTCAGCGGCTGGATTTGGCGGCCTGATCCGCCGCCCGCGCCACTCAACTCTGACAACCTGTTAGGAGAAACCTCATGGCCGAAATGCCGAAAGTTCTGAAAAATTTCACCGCCTACATCGACGGTCGCCCCATGGCCGGGCGTGTCGATGAAATCGTGCCGCCAAAACTCACCATCGTCACGGAAGAACATCGCGGCGGGGGCATGGATACACCCATCGAAATCGACATGGGCACGGAAAAACTTGAAGCTGAAATGACGTTCTCAGAAGCCGTAACCGACGTGTTCAAGCTCTGGGGTATCGTCGCCGGTCAGGAAAAATTGATCGTGCTGCGTGGAGCCCGCGAGGCGGCGGACGGCACGGTGGAAAGTATCGTCGTCGAACTGCGTGGACGGTTCCGGGAACTGGACCCCGGATCATGGCAGACCGGCCAGAACAAAAACCAGTTCAAGGCAACATGCGCCGCCACCTATTACAAGCTGACCATTGCCGATGAAGACCTTATCGAAATTGATGCACTTGCCATGATCCGCAAGGTTGGCGGCGTTGATCAGCTTGAAGGGACGCGCCAGGCGCTCGGCAACTAATCGCCTCGCTAATCATTAGGAAATGGAAAACCGGCATGACAAACAAGACCCTTGATATCCCGCTAATCGCGGGACCAGTTATCGACAACAAGACCATCAAGAAAACGCAACTGCGCAAACCCGAAGCCGGTGAATTACGCGGCATGCAACTGACAGCGATCCTGCAGATGGATGTCAATACCATGTTTGAACTGCTTCCCCGGATCACGACCCCGCGTCTTGATCAGGTGGCGCTTGCCAAACTTGACACCGAAGACTTGACCAGCCTGTCGGCGGGCGTCTGCAGTTTTTTTACGGGATCGGATCAGGCGGGCCGGTAGGTGACGACGTGATGGACATGATGGCCGACATCGCAACGATCTTTCACCAGCCCGCCAACGTCCTGGCGACCATGGAGCTGGAAGAACTGATCGATTGGTGGCGTCGTGCCCGTGACGTCGCCGACGCCCGGTCCAAAGGATAACCGCCGATGGCCGATTTCACCGTAAGCATGATCCTCGACATGGTGGACCGGCTGACCAAGCCGCTCCGAAAAAGCAACCGCGAGATCGGCAATACGGCCAAGATCGCCGACAAGGCGCAAAAGAAGCTGGAACGCACAGGATTGGCCGGTCGTTCCTTTGACGCCCTGACAAGGCGTGTTGAACGGGCCAACCGGGTCCTGAACAATAACGCGCTTCGGCTCCGGGTCATCGGCAGGCTGCAGAAACAGCTGGACGCCAACGAACAGCGCCGGGGCAAACTGCGGGGCAAACTTGTTGGGGCGACGGCTGCTGCGGTGGCGACGTTGGCACCATCAATCGTCGCCGCCAAAACTGAAGAAGTTGAAATCCAGTTGCGAACGGTTTTGAACACCGACAACAAAGACAAGGCGATGGCGCAAGCTCGTTCTGCTTCCCGACAATTGGCTCAAGCCGGGATCGCTGGACTACAGGAATCCTTAGAAATCCAGTACGGCCTGAATTCTGCGGGTTTAACCGCCAAGCTTTCCGCTGTATCTGCCGAAACCGTCGCCAAGATTGCAACGATCACCAGAGGATCAACAGGCGCGGTAACAGGCGTGATGGCGACGGCTTATAACAATCTTGGAGATTCCCTGAAAGGCACCGCAGAAGAACAGTTTACGCGGATCGGCGAGATCATGGCGAAAACGCAACTCAAGTATAAGATCGATAATTTTGACCAACTCGGAGAGAGTTTGGTTCAGGCCGCTTCCGCTGCCTCCGCCGCAAAGATGCCGTTTGATCAGTTAATGGTTATGCTCGGTCAACTCAATACCGGGGGCATGGAAGGGGGGATGGGTGGCACAGGTTTCAGTGCGACATTGCGTCAAATGACCAAGGCGGCGGAAGAATTCGGTTTCAGTATGGTTCGTGGTCAGGATGGTCAACTCGACCTGATTGCCACCATGAAAGGACTGGAAAGCGCGTTAGCCGTCTATGACGATATTGACGAACGCAATGACGCCTTGCAACAGGCCTTCGGAGACGAAGGTAAAAAAGGGCTGATTATTCTACTCAAAAACCTCAAGACAACCCAGAGTGAACTAAAACAGATATCCGAAGAGTCGCGTGGCATGATTGATCCGGAATTCGCGCGGTTCAAAGAGGCGACAACCGGGGAATGGAAAAGATTTAAAAACACCGTTATCACGGTTGCGGATAGTTTTGGTCGCACGTTACTGCCCGCCATCAACGCCGTTCTGTCCAAGTCGAGTGACATGTTGGGCTATATTGCAAATCTTGCGGAAGCTTTTCCGAATATCACAGCGGCCATTACATGGACGGTTTCAGGGCTTGCTTTGTTACGCCTCGGGTTTATTGGAACCAAGTTGGCCGGATTATTGTTCAACGCCAGTATGCTGACCGGACACCTCGGGTTGCTCAAATTTGCAGGTATCATGCCCATCCTGTCTTCCGGTCTCACATTTATAGCTACCGGGATCAAGGCGGTAGGCCTGGCTATGGCAGCCAACCCCATTGGCGTCGCCGTGGCCGCATTGGGAATTGCCGCCGCACTGGTGATTGCAAACTGGGATGAAGTCAAAGGCTTCCTGCTAAAAATCTGGGAGCCGATCAAACCCGTATGGGAAAAATTCATAACTTGGTTTTCCAAGGCGTGGTCAATTATTTCGGCCCCGTTGGCGACGCTCGGGAACCTGTTGGGGTTCGGGGATGGTCCGAACCTGAAAACGGTAACTGCCGGTCAATCTGCAGCGAAGGCCATTATTTCCAGTCCAACCCCGGCGGCTCAGGCGCTGGCCAATAATCCGGCTTCCGGGAACCGCTCCATATCCGTAAAGCAGGATTTCAATATTCAAGCCGCGCCAGGTCAGGACGCCGAAGAAATCGCCGAAGCAGTTAGGCGGATGTTGGAACGTTCCGATCCGGGTGCGCTTTATGATGCGGTGGAGGGCTGATGAGCTGTCTATTTAACGAAACGCAAGGCCGGGACGTCCATGAAAGACCGGCTCTTCGTAAAGCCGCAAAATCGTGCCGCCTGTTCTTTCAGCATGAAAACACCCGGCTGACGTCCACCGCCCATCGAAAAATAGAGCGTGTGGTGAGCTGCATGCCATTCGTTTGGCAAAGATTTTGGGTCGCCGCTTACTGTAAGTCTCAACTCGACCAACCGGCCCCAGCCACGCGTTTTATCAAAGCCAGCATTCCGGGAGTAGAATTCGTTAAAATCGGCTTCGCTTTTCACAAAATCTGTCGCGTACTTGGTAATGGCGGGGCATTGGATCGACAAAATTTGAACCGCTCCGATGATGATCGTTTTATCGACTTCGTTGAAATCTTCCGTGAGAGTAACGTTAATTTCGTCCGACTGATCGCCAACATCGCCAACAAAACTAAACACAAGCGCAGCAATGCCAACGACTACTGTCCAAGCGGTAATAGTCTGAAATATCCGTACAACACGCGGAGGGCGGTCAATATTGGATACAGCGCCCAAAAAGACACCTCCAGCAAGAACTACTCCGAAAGCAATGGTTCCAAGATTTTCCACCGGCATACCCTCCAGGTGTTAGAAATAACAAGCTTCAACTATACCGCTAACAGCGGTGTATTGCCATGCTGATGGCCATCGGCGATATCGCCTTCAAGGCCGGGGCGGAATCCTATGAGGAATTGCGCCGAAGCGCCGCCTATCGCTGGCAGAGCGTCAACCGGGCCGGACGCCGCCCGGCGCGTCAGTACGGCGGCATCGGCGAAGAAATCATCGAACTGTCCGGGACCCTCTATCCACACTTTACCGGTGGTCTGAAGCGCATGGCCGATCTCCGCGATTTGGCCGCCACGGGCAAAGCCCAGATTCTGGTTGATGGCCTCGGCAATGTCATGGGCAAGTGGACGATTGACCGGGTCCAGGAAACCCAGACGGTTTTTCTCGAACACGGCCAGCCCCGCAAGATCGAATTCGAGCTGCAACTTTCGGCCTATGGCGACGATAACGGCGGTGCCTCATGAGCCATACCTACACAACCGCCGAAGGGGATATGGTCGATGAAATCTGTCATCGGATTTATGGCCGAAGCGAAGGCACAACCGAAGCCGTCTACGCCGCCAACCCCGGCCTTGCCGATCTTGGCCCCGTATTGCCCGTGGGCGTGGTGATCACGTTGCCTGACCTGAGCGTCGCCAAGACCGTTAAAAGTGTGAGGCTTTGGGATTGATGGCGCAATCGTCCGTTATTGGGAAAGAGGGTCAGGCCGATGGTTGAAAACCAGCTTCATTGTGCCCGACATCTCTCAAAGCTACAGGTTTCCTGCGAACATGAGCAAACGGCACGTCAAACAGGAAAAACCACGAATTCGCAGGATTCAGCCATTCCCGAAACCTGTGCCGAAACCTATTCCCGAATTCGTATGGACAATCAGGACAGTGAGAGGAACGGAAAATGATCAAATGTGTCGTTCCGATTTCAGGCGGAAAGGACTCACAGGCCTGCCTTGAATTGGCACTGGAGCACTTTGACGTTTCCCAAATTGGCGGACTTTTCTGTGACACTCAATTTGAGCACCCTCTCACCTATGGTCATATCGCTTGGATGTCCGAGAACTACGGCATCCAGATTGATCGCGTATGTGGCGGGTCTGTGTTGGGAAAAAGCATCAAATACGGACGGTTCCCGGGTGGTGGTGCGCGGCATTGCACAGACGAACTAAAGATACGTGAAACGAAAATTTATTGTCGCGAACTGGCGGAAAGACAGGGACATGGATTTGAAGTGTGGTACGGAATGCGGCTAAAAGAAAGCCCCGCTCGCGCCAAGCGTTATCAGGGTAAAATTTCAACACAACTATACCCGCCTCACGAAGTGATCCCGCAAAAATACCCAAAATATTTACAAAAGATGGGCGTGATGTTTCGCCTTCCAGTCCTCGACTGGTCAGAAGGTGAAATCATGGCACGGCTTAATGGGCGGGAGAATCCATTGTATCGGGCCGGGTTTGGTCGTGTTGGCTGCTTCCCCTGCCTTGCTGGTGGCGACGCATGGAAAGAAAAGGCGTTTCAATACGACGACTTTGGACGCCAACAACTGCTCACGACACAAGCCGTTGCCAGCCAGATCGGCAAATCAATCTGGACATCCAAGGGCGGCAAGGCCCGGAGCGAGGGGCCGGGCTGTGCTGTGTGCGCGATATGAAGAAAACAAAACCCCAAACGAGCCTCTAAAACAACGAAAGGAAAGACGATGGATAACAAAGAGCGATACAATAAAGCGGCGCACGCAATGCAGAGTGGTGTGGCTTTTTCGAAAGACAAGAAAGAGCAGGACCCTAAACATTTGCGCGTCGGAATTAACGCCGTCGCTGACGCGATGGAGCGGGAAGCGAATTCCTACGCCGAACGGATCAAGGCGGAAACCGGCGCTAACGTCACGTTATCGTAAGCTAGGTCTATGTAATGCCAAAACGCATACAGCGGAAACGGACAAAGGGGTGGCGGATGCCGGAAGGTGCCGTTTATGTCGGGCGTCCTACCAAGTATGGCAACCCGTATACAAAGGCGGACGCTGACGTGCCAGGGATGGAAAGTTTTGGAGACACCGCAAATGAGCGAAAGAGGCAGACATGGAAGAAGATATGCAAATTGTTTTGAGTGCAGCCGAGGAGGAGGCTCTGTCGATCCGACAGCACGCCTGTTACATGCCCGCCCGCAAAAAAGCGAATTACATTCATGAAGCCGAAACGATTGAAAGCGCTGTGGAACGCCTAAAAGTGAAAACCGATTAAGAGGGATTAACGAAGATGGATATTAAAAAACATATGCATGAAATCACGCCGCTCCGCATCGGCCATGCTGTCAGGGTAAGTCCAAACAACGAATATTTTTCGGACTGGCCAGACGTATATGTCGTCGTCGGATTGGAATGGGAATATCAACGCGGTTGTGGATCAAAACTTAACATCTCAATTGCCAGTGATGAGGAAATCGAGATGCGATACGGCTCGACAGATGGTTGGGGCGTGGATGATCTACTTCCCGCATAGGAGGGTGCAGAAATTATGAACGACCCAAGACCATATTGGAACGACCCAGCAACACGAGATATTGCGCTGAAATTGATTGCGGATGCTGGGGGAGCTGTTTGCGCCATGCGCCGGGAAGGAGCTGACGCCGAGACCATCAAGGATGTCGCATGGGCGCTGACCGGCAAGCTGCGCGATTCCCGCGTAAAGCTACCAGAAATCCAAGCGGGAATGGCGTCGCTTGGATCGTGCTGACCCAAAGAAGGATGCAGGCCGACGATTTAAAGAATGGGTTTTGACCCTGATATTTGAGAAAAAGTGAAACAAACAGCGGGTTAGGGATACGATTCGCAAAAGAGGGCGTAAAGAAATCCCGTAGCGAAAGGGCGATGATGACGATCCGGCGAAGCAGAACCGAAACCAGTACCCGGATAAGAGTTGCCCGAGTAGGCCACCGTCATGGCGGTATGACGGCCCTAGTGGCAGGGGGGAAACTGCCTCTGAACGACTAACTGTCCAGCCGGGGTGAGATGCCCGGCAACGGTTTTTGTAAGGAGCCTTGTGGGGTTGTTTCGTCAATCACTCAAGGCAGAGCGACGTTTACGAAGGCGTGGCCCTTGGACAGAGCGCAGCCGGTGGAAACCCGGCACCGGAGGTGGTTAGGGAGAGGTGGGGGGCTGCTCATCCACATCAACCGTTGGGTGAACCGCATGCCAAGAGACTAATTCACCTATGGGTTTAGCCCCAAGCAATTCTTTATCGTGACTTATAAAGGACACATCTTCCCCTTCTCGTATATCAGAAGAGATTCCCATCTCCGCAAGCCAACTCTTGAGACCTGGGGATGCATCAAATTTCTTGCTTGTTTCAACATCCCAGTATCCATCAGTGCGCTTCGCGGGCGCAACATCGCCCTTAACCATCCGCTCCACTAAAATAGGGGTCATAGACCCGTCAAAGTCTTTAAGTCGATACTGAAAAACAACGACCGCTGTTCTCAACAAGCGAGGGTTTACATAGGGGGCAGTGCCCAATTTTAATTTCCGAAACCATGTAAGGTCTCTATATTCTCCAGCCATCACAGGTCGAAAGTCGCTTTTGTCCGGAAGGTCACTTGAGTTGCCTGCATTTAACAACCCACCGAAGCCAAATATGATCACCATTAACAAAAGTAGAGTAGTCATTTACCTCTCACCCTGTCGGGCGGACAGGAACGACGTAACCAACGGCAAAAGATTCTTGACGGCGCGCTCACCGAAGAGGAATCCAAGAACCAGCAAATTGATCAGCACAAAGGCGACTTCCGTCATGCTGTCAGGCTCGATAGGCCATGATTTTGAAAAAACCATGATATCCAACCACCCGGTGCCAAAACCCCAAAGCGGACGCTGCACACCCCGCAACCCGATAACCAGCCTTCCTATCCAACCGAGTTGCGCCAAGTCGCTGGCGGTTCCCTCAAGCTGAGCGGCGCGTTCGGTTACCATGCTCTCTGCATCACGGGCGGCGTCATTGGCGGCAATTTCGCGCTTTGTCGTTTCCTGGGCGATGGCAATCTTCAACTCGGCGCGTTTTTCAGGCGGCATACTATCGCCAGCTATGCCTTCAACGATACCCATGATCGTATCTGGCAGCCCACCTAAAGCAATGTTGGCGACTCCCTTAACGGCGGTGCCGATCAATTTGGAAAAATCCATCACGTCACCTCCGGAATTCCGTGAATTGTCCCGCGCTTGCCGATGGTCAGGACTTCGCCACGGTTTTGCCCGTCAAGCCTTGAGGAGCAATGAACCCAACCCCCAGCCGGATCGTCGGGGTTATAAAACTCAAGGATAAGCTGATCGAATTCCAAATTGCCCCGGCACCAATACGCCAGATCGATATTGGGTACCCCCGGCACTTCAATATCGATGGCTTCGCCAGACGGATGTGATTTACGGGCGAAATATGCGGGCCAACTGTTTTCATTGACCTCAAGGCCGCGACGGATGCACCACTTGGCGAATGAGGATTTCTCATTATTACCGCCCCAACAGATCGCTTTCTCAAGTGCCTCTACGCGAAGCCAGCTATTTGGAGCGAATGGCGTGCCGTAATAGTCACGGATTGGTTGGGCTATCGCATTTGCAACATACTTCATGGCCTCGATCTGCGCAGGCGAGGGCGTGTTGTCGATACCACAACGCAACGCCGTTCCCGACTTCGTTGCCTCGGATAACGTGAAATCGGTTGATAGGTGCATGTCAATCTCCATTTCCGTGAGTGCGCAACGACATATTGACGGCGCGGGTCAGTTCTTTCACGTCCTCGCGCAATCCCTTCATTTCGGCGGCGAGTCTCTTCTCGACCTCTTGCAAGTGTCCAACGCTGGCGAATCTGCGTTCAGCCGACAATTTGTAATCGGACAGATCCTTGATAACCTCATTGATCTTTCTTGAAAGCATCCACAAAATCGGAATAAAAACGGCGGTAATCAGCCACCCCAAATCTATCGCCGTTTCCATCACGACTCCTCCCCATCATCTTTCTGTTCCATCTCTTCCCAGTTATCTCCCGCCGCGATCATGCAGGTGATGCCCTGCGGATTGGTCAGAAGGATGGTCCAGGTGCCGGACTTGGCGGTCAGGACCTCAAGCACGGAGCCATTGGCGGCGAGGCCCATGGATTTGGGCAGCTCGGAATACTTGTTCTTGAGCTGGCTCATCAGGGCGGTGCGGTCGCCGCAGAGCGGGCCGTGACGGAGGGTCTGGGCGGGTACGGGCTGACATAAAAAAACCGTCACAAGGACGGTCAGTAAAGTCAATTTCATGGCATATCCTACGGTCCTGTCGATAGGTTGGGATGAACGCCGGACTCTTTGGCGTATTGCTGAATTTGTCGAGCCTTCTCAGCTATGCGGTTGGCACGGTCTTTAACTATTTCGTCTCGGCGCTGTTTGGATATGCTCTGGTCCGTGGCGATCTGGCGCAACCGTCGTTTCATCTCCTTCATTTCGAATTCCATGTGACGAATATTCTTAACCCGCTCCTGTTCTGGAAGTATGGGGTAGATGTTTATGCCCAAGGCCCGCAAGGAGGCTTGTCCTGTCGTCAGTCCCGGCGAACCATCCTCGTTTGGAGTATCTGTCAGAGCTTTATACATGTGCCTGACTACACCGTGATCAGTGACCCACGACGGTGCCGCCATGCGCCAAAGATAAGTAAGGATATCCTTGACCTGTTGTTGAGGTGGATCAGCCGGATTGGCAATCGGTCGTTTGGTAAACGGATCGATATTGGTTTTGATTGCAATCGCCAGATCAGTAATTGGTCCCCCGAACAGACCGGCGGAAGATACCGCTGAACCTACCTCTCCCTTAGATGCCTCCTGATAGACTTCCTGGGCCATTGACCATGGGAAGAAATACCCCAGATCAACCGCCTGCCATCGCCCCTTCTCATCCTTGTGAGGCAACAGGTAGGCATTCCCCTTGTCTTGCAGCCACTTTGGCAGAGCTTTACGCAACCGGTCCACGTCTTCATCATCGACGTCATACATTGAAGCAACGGCGGCTGGCAGGGCATATGAAAGCGCTGCATACGGAGCAAACCGCCAGGGTGCCTTGACAGCGACTTTCAGCATGGCTGGCAGGGCTTTGTAGTAGAAGGTGATAAAAGGCACCCCAAACGGTGAATTGCGAAGATAGCGCACACCTGGAGGGACCAGAGAGTAATCGAACAAAGCATCCTGTGCAGCCATCGCCGCGTCGCCCTCATCCATGCCTTCACGCTCCATTGCGTCGATGATCTTGGCAGTTTTAAATATGCCTTCGCTTAGCTGATAAACGTTGCCGGCCTTCTCCCCGATTATGGAGGCTATCTTCATGATTTTGTGTTTTGCCCCACCGTGACGGGCTTTCAGGTCGATAAGTTCCTTGTGTATCGAGTGAAGTTCCGCAGAGACGAAGTTTGAAGCAGTGACCCCGTATTTTTGCGCAACCTGCCAATACTTGCCGTTGTTTCTCATCTCATCGACGGCCTGGATCACCCGGTCCGGAACACGATGAAACGGAACACCGGAGAGATGCAGCAAGATGCCATTGGATATGATGTTGCGAATTTGCGTTGGCGGATTCAGGGCGACCTTCGACAGTTTCCAGAGCTGTGTAATCTTCGTGCCGATTCCGCCGACCTCGAAAAACTGCTCGATAATACCCCGGTCGTGGGGAAGCATGCTCACGGTGCCGATCAGATCGTCATGAATTTCCTTACGAACAAACATTCCTCTCAGCATGCCGTATCTAGGCTGATCGGGGACCTGTTTATAATCATCCGGCGTATCGTTCATTTTCTCAAGCGCCGGTGCCGCCACCTCATTCATGGTTTTGGCGATTTCCAGAGCCGCCGCCTGTCGGGCCGGGTCATCAAAAAATTGCGCCTGCTCACGAATTCTCGACGCCTCACTGCGAAGCCAGAGTGCAGATACGTTTCGACCCTTCCACTCCACCATGGAATCCGGATATATCCATTCTTCCTTACCGGAAATCTCGTCTAGGAAATCAAGAATAGCCAGGTCCCGAAGCGGTTGCGCGATACCCTTGGACCCAAGAAAAGCCGGGTCCATGACTTCGCCCAGAATCAACATCCGGGTTTCTTCGTCAATGTCCTTGCGGGCCTTCAGATACCCCATGCTTGACGGGCGTTTTCCGGTGCCGATGTCGTGGAACACCCCCTCACCAAGAATGTGTTTCAGGTAAACGCGGGGCAAATAACTGTCGGCATGGGCCTCATAGGCCTCAACGCTCAACAGGCCGCGCTCGACGAGTGACTTCCCAACACGGTCGATCATCTTTTTGACTTGGATTGCAGAGCGTCGAATAGCCGTGTTTTCAATACTGGTCGGGGTCGCATCCTTGGTCGT